CCTTGAAAACCTCATTTACTTTTATAACTTGCATGCCGCGCTCCTAGATAAACCCCGGATTGTTCTTCTTGCCTGAATTATGGCCTTTTGTCTTTTGAGTGTCAAATTCCACCTTTCGGGTACGATCTGACCACCGTCAAGACGCCAAAAGGAATGAAGCGAAAACTGGTCATAAACGCTTCAGAAGCGAAGATAGTCCGGCATATCTTTCGTGAATACCTCAAGGGTAAGGGTATTGTTACCCTTACTTTAGCCTTAAATTCGCACGATCTCCGCATCCGTGGGGGTAGACCCTTCTCAAAGAATACAGTGGCTAATATACTTCATAATGAGAAGTACGCCGGCGATATGGCGTTCGGGAAGCGCCGGAACAGGGAAGGGCGTCAGTACCCCGTCAAGTTTGATACAGTAATTGTAAGAAACTGCCACGAACCGATAATCGACCGGAAAGACTTCGACAAGGTGCAAGCGCTCCTTGCAAGCCGGCATCCGGACGTCTCAATCTTCTTCAAAGCGATTATATGTGTTTGATTTTTAGTCCGTTTCCGTCATACTCTTTTATTTTATCGGCAACCGCAGTGCGGTGACATTTCTCCGGGAAACGCTCAAAACACATAATGCAATTCACGCCATCACTAATGAATTGATAAACCTCTTTGACGACTTGCATGTTCTGGGATAAATACTTCCCATACGCTTTGAAAAAATAGTCATAATCCCAGTCTGTTTTTAATTTATTGCGAATATCCGAGGGGCTTCCGAGTGCCTTCACATGGACGTATTCAATATGTTCATCTTCAAGCCTTTCACGGAGAGAAGTCTTTGAAAACCCGGGCTTGCGTGAAAGCGGAATTTCACGGACATCAATCAGGCGGGAAATATTAAACTGCTTTAAGCGGTCAACAAACTCGTCAATCGCTCGCCCTTCATATCCTATTGTTAATAATTCGTAAGCCCTCATAATACCTCAATTATACCATATATTTTATCGGCAGGAATTGCTTTAAGGTTTATTTTTTACACATTGAAAGAATGTCTTTCCAAGTCTTAGGCTTATATTTGTCCCATTCTTCCTGCTGGAAAACTCAAAGACCTTGAAGCCGGAATCCAGCGGATCGAACAAAAACGAAGAAGACTTTTTGAAGCGATCGAAGATGGGATTGGAATGACGAAAGAAGACGTCGCCCCACGCCTTCGGGAACTGGCGGAACAGAAAGCAAAGCTGGAAGCGGACATCGCTGACGCAAAAAATGCACAGCTTCAGAAGCCGGTGAAGTCCAGCGCCGACGTGGTCGTCATAAACTTGAATGCTTCCGGTTTGAAAGATAGGGTAATTCTGTCTCCGTTCATCCAATCATAGCCCCCATAACAGCACAGCCGATCAGTATTTCGCACGCTTCGTGCGGAAGATAGTCCGCTGTTTGTTTGATGTTTGAAAGTGTGATGCTGATCCCTTGCGCAAACATTGGAAGAAGCGCAAGCGTGAACCCGTGCCAGCCGTGGAGAAGCACCGCCGGTGCGCCGATCAAGAAGCCGGCGATCCAGACCCAGCAGAATTCCCACACGGTATCGATGTCGTCGTCGGAATAGGTAAGGGGAAGGCGTGTCGTAAGGTGCGTTGTAAGGCACAGCAAAAGCGAAATGTAAGGTGATGAATGCAGAATGAAATACGAATAAAGACCGGCGACAAGCGGGTAGCCGTAGCGCCTCGGATTTTTCCCGAAGCACTTGCCCCACCCGCCAAGTCGCCAAAGCAGACCGACGATCAAGACCGCCGTTTGTCCCACCATTCTTTGATCCTTGCCCAGTTGAAGTGAAGAAAGAGCGCCACCCACGCACCGAAGAACGTCACGGTGAACAGGATTGCGTCCCAGCCGGCGATCGTGTTCTGAAGCTGGCTGATCGTGCGTCCGAACATCCCCTTGAACACCAGTTCGTAGATGCCAAGCGACGCCGTCATCGTGGCGATGAAAGCGCCGAACATCAGCCGTGCTTTTCCGGTCGATACTCCGTCACACTTCGGTCGGTAGAAGATCACCGACACCAGCAAAAGCACGATGAAGATCAAAACCGTTGCAGTCGAAAAACTCATTTCTGCACCGCCTTTGCGCCTTCGTTTGAAAAATATATCCCTTCAGAATCGGTAACGAAGTCCAAGAACGTAGGTTCTTTGTCCTTCCCGTTCACGTAGAAGGGGACGTTCTTGAACGTAGTGCCGGCTGGGATCACAAGAGAATCCCTGTAGTCCAAAGGGGCGTTGCCCTTCCGGATCAAAGCGCACCCGCTACACACGGTTATAACGAGAAATACCCAAAAGAATTTCACGGGCAGTTTTCGCATTCTTGATTTCCTCCTTGATCTTGCGCCGGTCTTTCCGGCGTTCTGCGTTCGTGTCGACGACATCCATTCCCCATTTGCAGAGGAACTTCACGATCTCAATGACCGCTACCGCAACCGCTGACCACATTATTTTTTCACGCCGAAAAAGCCGGCGATCTTCAAAATGAAGCCCGTTGCCTTTGACAGCAGTTCGTCGTCTTTAGGGGTAGGCGTCAGTTTGACGATAATCAGAAGCGCCGTGTAAAGCGCACCAAGCGCCTTCAAAATATCTCCGGAATTATCCTTCACGAAATTCACTACGCTCATCACGATGTCCATTGTCATTTCCTTTCCTTTGGTTTCAAAAACCTTGCGTCACAGTGTTCTTTGAAGCTGATCATTAACTCCCGCACCCTTTGCGTCTTCTCATTCGCCGGAAGATCACCAAGAATCTGATTCAGCGTGATGATGATCAGCCGAAGCTGTCCGGCGCAGTCGTGGCACGAAGCGAAGTATTCATCCCCACACGCATCGCATAAAGGCATCCCACACCCCCAGCTGTTATTTGTTCGCCTGTCCTTCGATCCTGTGGCTGTATGCCGACGCTTCCGTGATCCGGTCGATTGATTTCGTGTGTCCTTCCACGGTCACAAGCAACCCGCCCCACACGATCGCAAGCCCAAGAACACTAGCCACGCACCCCCACACGATCTTCCAAAGCCATCCGACGGACTGCAACTGACTAGCGTGAACGGCGCAAGGACGCTGGGCGTCTTGGGCGATCAGCACGTCCAGCTTCTTGCAAAACAGGTTTCGCCATTCCACCGCATCTTTGGCATACGATTCTTGATTCTGGATCACGTTCCCGATCCGTTCCTCAAGCACCGCCAAACGCACGTCATCAGACCGCCGGAGTTCTTCATTCATCGTTCAGACCTTCGTTCCTTTCCCGCACCCGTGTCGTTAAATTTCTGATCAAAAAACCATAAACATTCTGTGCGTTCCCGTTGATTCTTCTTCGTAATCATCTGGTGGATTAAACGTCGCCGTATACCTCGCCACGCCTTTGGAGATGCGGATGTTGTCTAGGAGGCCGCGCCAACAGTAAGTTCCCCACGCATAAGAAGTTGGTCCACCGCCAATCCCAAAATCTGTTCCGTATGCAAATGCTCCACCGAGATTGTGGTATTCGGCTCCCGTACTTGTGAGCTGAAGAACGCCGTTTAGAAAGAACCTTACGTTCTCGCTTGCATCCCTTGTCCAAGAAAAATGGAACCAAGAGTTTATTGGAACGGTGAAATTCCAGTAGTAGATCGCACCCTCCACATAGGGGTACATAGCCGCTCCGCCTGTCCCCATGTACGGCGGACAAAAGTAAACCATCCATCCAGTATTTGCGGCATAGTACGCTCCAAATGGAGTTGCGTAGTCATTTGCAAGAGAGTTTAATCTTCCATACCCTTCAAATGAGAATAGTTCATTGTCAGCTACGGCAAAGTCGTTGCTAGTAACAGTGCAAACATTTCCGCCCCCATCAAAATACCCAACCCCACTCCCAATCGCCATGAAGTCCACCTTGGCACTTCCCACGGGATAAGGGAATTTGCCAGTCTCGTCCTTGAAGATGCAGGAGCGGTAGTCTTCGGTGTACTTAATCTTGGTGTCTCCAGCCGTTGTTACCGTTTTCCCAGTCTGGTCAACGAAAGTCGTGACCCCATTATCCTCGTCCCCTTTAATGTAGAGTATTTGAGAACCAGCTTTTGTTGCGATTATTTCTCGCATATACCCTTTAAAATCATGCCCACTAGTTTTAGGAGTTCCTATAGTTAATCCTTGGTCGGTAAAATTATAATTGTTTGTCCATGTAGACCCATCTTGAACCCCATCAACATACATTTGTACAGTTCTTGCACCATCCGCACCACCATTCCCAACAATTTTAACATGGTGCCATGAATTTAATGTTGTTACTCTTGTTCCAGTAATTACTACATTATTCGATACAATAAATACTAAAATTCCAGATGCAGAAAGTCTTCTTAATTGAAACGCAGTTGTATGAGAGGTATTATTTCCAGTGTCATATATAACCCCGTTAGAGACTGAGCCAGTATCTTTGAAATACGCCTCAACCGTAAAAGCCCCTGTTCCTGGGGCAAAATCTGCCGAGTCGCTGAAATCCAAATAATCCCCCGTCCCATCAAACGCAATCGCAGGCCCCAAAGGAGAAGTGGCTGTTGTGTTCCCACGCATATCGAGGACGGTCGTTGTGGCTTTCTTGAGCGTTAAGTTCTTGAGCCATCCGTTGTAATATGTTCCAGCCGCCGCTTTAACGGAACCAATCCTTAACGTCTGTTTCGCAAAGTTGTAATCAGCGGTATATGTGGAACCCTCTTGAGCGTAATCACCATCCCCAACAGCGAGATACATAATGACCGTTCTCGACCCATTCGCCCCACCATTTCCAACAATCTTGCAACGATATTTCGTGTTAATTGCCAACGTTGTTGTTCCAGTAATCCTTGCGGTCGTTGCGGTCGTGAAGCAGAGTTTGTTCCCCGATGAATTGATGATATTGACGAGCCATGCGTTCGTGTCTGCTGTTGCCGTACGATTATCAATAATCGTCTGAGCGGTTGCGGCTTTATTCGTCATGAAACTGAACTCAATTTCAAACGCCCCAACACCAAAAGCAAAGTCTGCGGAATTGGCAATATCGACGTAATCTGTCGTCCCATTAAAAAACATCGCCTGCGGTTTCCCTGCCTCTAACACGGGGATTTGCGTGGCGTTGCCGTTGGCGGTGATGGTCTTCGGGTTGGCTGTCGAACTATCGACGAACGTCGTGGTTGTGCCGTTACAACGGAGAAACAGTTTGTCGTAACTGTCTGGCTCAATAACAGCGCCGGACGCTGACCCGCAGATCAGCAAACAAGAAAGACCAAGAGCAAGAATCTTTTTCATAAGTTCACCCCTTTAAATTAAATTCGTTATGTCGCATAACCTTTGGCTACGGCAACCACGTGCCACCTAGAATCTGCGCTTGAATAAATACAGCCGATGTAATCGGTCTTTCCAGATGCCGTCGCCGTTAAAGCCGTGATGTCCGTCCCGAACGCAAAGTCGCCGGTAGTTGCCACAGGCAACGTCAAAGTCCTGTCAGCTCCCGAAGCGGTGAATCGGATAATGATCTTCTGCCCGCTTGTGGCGTTTATCGGCGTTCCAAGCTTGCGATCTTTGGTCGCCGTCATTGTGAAGATGTTTCCCTTAGAAGCATCGATCACCGATCCAGCGCCATCTGCAAGCGCCACTACCGCTTCGGTAGTGACCAGCGGTGCATTGGCACGGGGAAGTCTCCCAGCACCGGACGGCACGTTCGCAAGCAAGGTCAGCGCATCGCCTTGCACCTTGCCGGCTGTTGAGATCGTCGCCAGCTTCGTGTCCACGATCCCAGCGGACGCCGATACTTTGGCATTCGTGATCAGAAGCGCAGAATCCGTCCCAGTTTCAAGCGCCTCCCAATTCGCACGGATCAGCGCCGGCGTAACGGACAGCAGTTCATCATTCGCCGGCTTGGTTTTGTCCCAAGCGCCGAAACAAAGCGTCGGGATCAAGGACAGGATGCAAGCAATACTGATAATTTTTTTCATTTGTGAATCTCCTTCTTTTAGTTTTTGTTGTTTTGTGACTTCTTCCGTAGCCGATAGAATTGCAGTCATTACCGCTTCTTTTTTTTCATCTTTTACGATCGGGATCGTTTCGCCTTCTTCGATCTTGTTCTTCGCCACGGAAAGGATTGCATTGATAAGGTCATCGCTTAACCACGTGTCGACGCCCATCGTGTAAAACTTGGAAGCGTCCAGCACGCCGTTCACACGCATCTGATACTGGATGATCCCTTTGCGATACGTCCCGTCATCGTTCATTTCAATCACTACTTTTTTCGGTATCACTAGCTTCGCCATAATTCCCCCATTAAACGCCGTGTGCGTGGTACGAAAACGATCCGGTGACCGCAGTCCCGTCAAGTTTGTATAGTTTTACAGTGAATCCTGTGATCGTCGGCGCAACGCTGAAAGACGATACACGCCCATCCCCGTCAAGGATGCTGATAGCCACCATCGGTGCTTTGCTGAATGTTTTCGTGAATACGATCTCTTTGCCGGCGTTCGCATCCGTGATTTCATCAGCCCCGAATTCATCGACGTCCGGAAGGTCTGCCGTAATATGAAGCGATGAAACGCCGACCGCTTGATCCGTGCTTTCACGGGTGAACGTGAATTCCAGCTGGAAATACCGGCAATAAAAATCCGCATCTTCCCACGCCATCCATTCCGACCACGTCAGATTATCTTCGCTTGTTCTGATCCGCACCGACATCTGAAGCCCGACCTCCACGCCGGAGAAGCGCAAGGCTGTGTTCGTCTGGAAGGTGTCCGTGCCGAAGCTGTCCCAGCGATCGTCATTAGACAGAGTAAACACGGGAGCGATGCTGATCCGAAACGGCGCAACGTAACCCACGTCACGGATCAGTGTGGTGTAAGTTCCGGAAATCTGACCGGATGAAAAAACCAATGAACTGCCGGACACTTCCAGATTAGACTTGATTCCGCAGTATGCGGTGTCATTGAAACGAAGCCCGCTGACGTCATCGAATCCCAAACTTCCGACATCTTGAAAGGAAAGCGTCGCATCGTTTTCTTCTTGCCAAGTCATTATGATGTTTGAGAAGGGGATCGTTTCAACGGACAGCGTCGCTTCTTTCGCCGTCGCAGAGTAATTGCCGGTGGTGTCGATCGCTTTGATCCAGAAGGATTGATCATCTTCAAGGACAAGACTACCGCTGACGTAGGACTTGCCGGTCAGTTTCGTTGCGATCACGATCCCGCCCTCCCACGACACGCCCTTTCTGATCTCATAACCCCAAAGATCGTCGTCGGTGACTTCCGCCCAACCGAACACGATGCTGTCACGGCGCTGGTAGGCAAGGAACGTCGTCACATCGGACGGCGGTTCTGTCTTGCCGGTGATCACGATATTCGCCGTCGGACTTGACGTGAAACTTGATTCCCGCCCGTCAAAGGTCACCGTCGTGATACATACCCGATAGATGTTGTTGTTGACCAGCGGTGTGTTGATCGTGAACGCAGTGCCGTCGCTTTCTCCCATATTCAGATAACTTGACCCGCCATTCGATGAAATGTAAATCTTTGCCGACTTATAAATCCGGAACGGGTAGCCCGTCGTGTCCGGCTTATTCCAGAATACGTCGATCAAATGCTGGATCGTTCCGTCCTCCGCACGCACGACACGTTCCCCTAAAACAATGTCGGTGACGTTCGGGATGTCATCTTCCGGTTCTTCGTAGTTATTTTCCGGCAAGGCTGGGGCGGTATCGTCATAGACCAAAGCGGAATACTCAATCGCTTCGATCGCCACTTCGTGATTTCCTTCCCGCTTGATATTGATGATCCGGAAATCTTTCTTTAAAAGGCTGGTTTCCCCGAACGCCCACACATCCGCTTCAGCCGGCACTTGCGTGAAAGCGGTGCTGACTTGAAGCACCGTCGCCGTTCCGGCTGGATTGATAACCGTCCTTTCTTCGATCGTGTCGTCTTGGTGACGGACACGCACCCGATAGGTCTTTCCGGATTCGATCGTGACAGACTTGTCCGTGGTGACATTAAAGTCTGTCCCGCTGACCACCCGTCCGGAATTGCCCCACGCCGGAAGTTCGTGACTAACGGAAATCACGTCACCTGACTGACACGCCACGGCGTCGACGGACGCTTTAAAACTGATCGAACGGTGGATGTATTTCGCAAGGTTCTTGGCGTAGCGTCCTTCCCGAAGCGCACGGGAAATCGAAGTCGTGAAGATTCTGACCGCTTTCTTCCGCATCGGATTCGTCGCCAAACTATCTTCATCCGTAACAGCGATCACTTCCTGTTCGTAGTTCTGCAAAGCATTGATGAACTGCACTTCGATCACGTTCGGCACGTCCTTCACGGACTTCCAGCCCTGTTGAAACGATCCTTCCACTATGTTCCCCATCCCAAACAACTGCACCGGCGTTTCCGGTTTATCGATCTTAAGTTTCACAGCGCCTTGTGAATAGAACGCCCACGCACGGAACGTGGCGCATAACTGCAAAAGAATGTCCAAAGCTGAATGCGATGCGTCGATCACGCAGTCAAGCACGAACCGTTTTTCAAATGTGTCATCGCCACGATCAAGCCGTTCATCGCAGTATTTCGCCATATCCACGAACTGCGCAAGATCAAGCTGGGATGCGTCGATGAACTCGCCAAGACCGTAGCGGGCATTCGTCAAAAGATCGTAGATGCACCACACCGGATTCGCACAGAAAGCGGTGGAGTAAGTTTCCCCGTCCCACGAAAGTTCGGTGTCATCCGAAAACAACTTGAATTTGTCGGTAGCCGGATCGTAGTAATAATCCTCGTACGCCACTTCCGTTTCGCCGTTCATCACCTTGTAAGTCTTGATCTTCGTGCCTTTCACGATGCAACTGACTTGCGGGGTAGAACCGGACAGCTGATCCGTCGCTAGAAGTTTCATCCCCAGCAGTACGGTGTTCGGGTAAGCCAAGTCATCGTTTTTGATCTCGTCAAGGCGGGCGAAGCGCATATCGTTTGACTGCGACGCAGTACCGGCATCCGACGTTTTCATCACCTTCACGTCGTACTGATCCGGATCAAGACCGGTGACCTTCGTCTTGCTTTTGACGGCGGTTCGGGATTTTCCGGTCACGCTCTTTTCCGCAAGTTCCGTCCATATCTCGTCGGAATGTTTTTTGTAGTAAAGGATATAGGTCGCTGTCTCGTCGACCATATCCCCCGAAGAATTGATTTTATAAAGACCGTACGGGAAACTGATCTCCACTTCAAACGCTTCCAACTGCGTTTCGATGGATGTGGTGGTGTAGGGTGTATCCTTCACCAGCATCGCCCCAATGTCGTAGACTTGATGCAGTTCTTCAAAGCCGGTGATCACGGACTGATCGTTCGTGCCAAGCCGTTCGTATTTCGTCATCCCCGTATAATTTTCATACGGGTTTTCGTTGATCTTGATGTCGGAAATGCTTTCGATCTCGCCTTCGCAAAGCCCGATCAGAAGATTCAGATATTCTTTCGTTCCGTCGTTATACACGTACTGATTGATAATGTTCCCGCCGACCTTGTGCGTGCCGTAAACGACACCGATCGGCACACCGACATCCATAATCGTGCGCACTCCGTCCCAGCCGTAGGTCGGGGACGCTTCGTCCATTGAACCGCCGGCGACGCCCCCGAAAGCCCCGAAGCTGGGGGACTTCGGCTTCTGGAACGCTGAAAAGATCGCATACCCTACGACTGCAAGCGCTCCCACCATCACCAAAGCGCCAACCGTGTACGCCACGGCGATCATCGTTCCGATAGACATCGATGCGGTGATGGAAGCGGTCAGCGCCCACCCGATCCCCAGCGCCATCGATATAGGATCACGCACGTCCGGCATAACCAGCACTTCTTCGCCGGATTGCGGGACGTAGGTAACCGGATCATCGATCCTTCCTTTCTGCGAAGAAAGAAGAACGATCCCTTTTTTCTTGTAGTCAAAGCCGGTGTCGTCAAGGTACTGCGAAAGCGTCTTTCCGTTCTCGTAACCAAAGAACTTTTCGATGCGCCCGTCTTTGGATAACTGATTCGGAATCCATACGATCCGGATATTATTCGATTCCATAAAGCCCCTTCAGCCGGTAGAAGCCTTCGATCTTGTCCACGATGTCTTTATCCGTGTATTTGGAAATAATCACGCCGTACATTGTGGCGTGGATGAACCGATGCCCGCTTAACACGATCCCCGTGTGGTAAGCGATCCCGTGAAGGTTTTTAAGCAGTATCCCATCAAGGAACTCCGGCTGTTCGATCTTCTGCCAATCCCTGTGCGCATTCTCCGCCAAGAAGTTCCCGCCTTCCTTCGACCACTTCACGTTATATTCAAACTCCGGAATGTCGAATAACTTCACTCCGGCTTTTTCGTAAATCTTTAAAGGCAAGCCCCAGCAGTCGATCCCGTTCCGTGACCGACCCCGATGCACGTACTGGACGCCAAGCCATTCCTCGATCACTTCCTTTTCAAATTGAACCGGATCGATCCGGTCGATGGGTTTATCCGACATACACTTGTCTTGACGGGATGGACGGAAACCCGCCGAACCTTTCTTGATTAGCAAGCGCTTTGCACCGCTGGAATGTTTTATTACACACAGTTTCAGCGCCGGCGTAGGCGCATTCCGTGGACTTGAACTTCCAAGTGCAATAATTCCGCCAGTATTTCCGTGCCGGCAGTTCGGTCTTTAAAACGTCGAACTTCCCAGTGCAAGTGAACTCCACGACCTCGACGTTCGCCGTGTAATTGTCGATATAGTAAGAATGCGAAATGCAGTTTAGGGAATTATCCAAAAGGTTTGCGAACACCATCGTGATGATGACCTTCTTCCCACGAAGGTCGTACGTTTCCAGCTTGTTCTGAATGAACTGGCTGATGTTCGATACCTTGACAGATACCTGATCGATCTCACCGGACGTGTTATCGCTGACAGCTTCGTGGCTGATCGGGAACTTGATATAGGTTTTCCCGTTAAAGACGACGTCGTCGTCATAGCCCGCCATCAGAATGCTGTTATCTGCGCCGTCAAAGTTCACGACCTCGTACAAAAAGATCGGTTTATTTTCCAGCTTGTTCTTTTCTGCGATGAAATCGTCGGTCAGTTCGATCATTTCACTTGCACCAATGAGAATTCAACGTCATAGATTCCGTACGCTTTTTGGCGAACCATCAGACTGTCGTCGTCGAAGCGGACGGTGTACTGCGTGCTGTCGTTCGGGTTTGTCCAAAGAAAGGACGTGTAAGCGCCCAGCTTCGCATTGAACAGATCACGAAGCGTTCCGTAGTCCGTGCTGTTCCTGTTCCTAAACGCCAGCTTGAACTTGCGAAGCGGTGTCGACCACAGCGACCGTCGCTGTTCCGTCCCATTCTCAAACTTGGAAACGGCGGTGCTGTATTTGATCGTTTCCTCAAACACGTAGTCCGGTGCGACTGTTAGATCATCGCTTGCCATATCACCCTTCCTTTATCGCTTTGCGCAGATTGCCGTTGTTTCTGATCTCGTTTGCAAGCGCCGACGAAATCACTTTCCTGTTCCGGTAGACGTCCTGTGCGTCCCACGCTTGGATCACTTGATTAATAACGATCGTCTGTCCGCCACCGCCACCGCCCATTGATTCGCCTTGATTCAGCCGGCGCAGTCTGTCCGACCCGCCGATCGCCGACATCCCACGGCGTGACAAGACCCCTTCACCGGTCTGCGCCACGATCGGAACTTCGTCCGGCGCAAGCCCGCTGTGCGCATAAAGCGGTTTCACCATCCCGCCGGTGTGCATAAAAAGCATCCCCAGCCCGCCCAGCCCGACCGCATTCATAGCGCTTACGATGGTGATCTTTGCCACCATCTGCGCAAGCATTTGCAAGATGGAATTCCCAAGATTACGGACGATGTCGCCAAGACTGCGGAAGCGGTTCGTGATCCCGTCGAAAAGCGCATTCCCGAACGCCTGTGAAATGGACTGTGCGACGTTCCGCATCGTGGTCTTGACGGTTTCCCCCCAATTCACAACGGCGCTTTTTGTGGTGTTTAGCTTTCCTTGGAAGGACTTGAAGAAATTATCCCAATCCGCCGTGAACTTCTGGATGCCGTTGACCATATTGCCGGACTGTCCGGTCATCATATTCTGGATATTCATCCCGAACTGGTCGGCGCTCTGCTTGGAATCCCGTGCCACCGTCCGCAGATCGGAACTTAATTTCTTGAGCGCTCCCGACCAATCCCGTAACTTCGTCTTCCACGGGGACGGGATTTTTGAAAGGGCGTCCACGATCGCTTGAAGCTGGATCACGAACCCGTCGACAAAGATCGAAAACCCCATCTTTAACTGTTCAAAGCCCATTCCGATGATGCTGAACACATAATCAAAGGTCTTCACCAGCCCCAGCATCACGTTCTGCCATTGTCCCAGCACCGTGATGATGACTGCGACGCCCGCCACGATCCCGATCGTCACCGGATTCATCGTCGCCAGCACGCCCATCAGCATCCCGCCGATCTTCAGAAGGGAAGCCCCGAACTTGATCAGCGCCCCGATGGAATTCATCACCGTCCCGCCCAATAACAGCCAAGCGCCGGTAAGGAACGTCACGGAAATGATCGTCTGCTGGACTTTGGGATCAAGACTGCGGAACGCTTCCAGAAGGGATTTCATCCAGTTCACGAACTGGTTCACGTAAGGGATCACGGTGGTGGCAAGCTGAATCTGGAAGTTTGTGACGGTCTGCGTCAGCTGATCCATCGCATAATCCACTTCCAGCGAATACTTCCGTGCGTTATTTAAGGCAAGCCCGAATGCGCCGGTGATGACACCGCCCGCCCACACCATCGACATCCCCATCCGCTGAATGTTCGATCCGATCTGGTTCATCGTCCGGCTGGTCTTTTCGACTTCTTTGGCGAACTGCGCCATCTGTGTCTGCGCCTTCGCCATCGGCGACGAAAACTTATCGTTGAGCCGTAATAGGATGTCTACGTTCGTGTTTGCCATTTTTTCGTTCCTTCTTTCCCGTTATCGAACAGGATTTCAACCCAATGCCCAATTTCTTGAAACGCTTCCAGCGCCTTCATTGGCTGATCCAGCCATCCGCCGGCTTCCGGATAAAGCCCCTGTTTGTAATGCGTGAACGCTTCGATGTAGGACAGCGTCGCATTGTCCACGTACCGAAGCGGGCATTTCGTGATCTCGACCCCCCGCATCACTTCGTACTGCGAAACGTCTTTGACGCATCCCCGAATCGCCCGCATTTGATCCGTGCAAGTCTCGCATTTGATCTCTTTGCTTTCAGCCCAAAGCGCTAAAATTATTTTTTTTTTGCGTCCGTATTCAAAAAGTTCAGTTCCATCACCTTGGAAAACACTTCCATCAGCACGTCAAAGGGAATGGCGTCGATCTCGTCATCTGCAACCGGCTGGATCAAGTCCTTGCCGGCGAAATTCTTGATGCCTTTGATTCCGGCACGCACGACATCGATGGCTTTGTCCGCCAGCTTCGTCACATCCAGCTGTCCATCACGACCTACTGCGTCACCCATAATCTTCAACTTGTCCCGATTCGTAAGAACCCCGATCAAGAAAGTCGTAGGTTTTTCAGTTCCGTTTTCAGATTGCGGGACGAACTCGACCACTTCTTTCGTATCGATCCCTGTAAGCATTCGTGTTGTTCCTTTCGTTTTGTGGAGTAGGGCGCTAGGGGCGGTTTGCGCACCCCGTGACCGCTTTAGGGTTCACGGGACACCGCCCATAACGACCAAGAATCCCTACTCAAAGGTTAAGACCAGTTCATCGTTCCCAGCGTTCTGACTGCACCGGAAGGGAATATCGGTCGTCAGAATCCCGTTCCGATCTCCTTCGTTGATCGCATCGACCGTGACTTTCGGCGCTGTGATCGTGCATTTGTTGCCCGCAGTCTCACCCACGACCACGCTTAAAGCCCGTGCTGTTGAAGCGATCCAATCCGACCAGAAGTCATAGGTCGCAACGCTCACCGCTTCCGGATTGAACTGCCCAGCCGGCTTTCTGCCGGTGATCAAGAATCCTTTCAAGGACGTGGCGTCATTGATGTCATCCTGTCCGATCAGTTCATTCGCAGAATCCAGCGTCACTTCTTGCACGACAAGGCTGGTCACGCCGTTCAGCGAAAAGCCGGCGCTTTTCACGACCGGCGGTAATGTCGCCTCGTAGGTCGGCGTCGCCGGATGTGCGACGTCCGTCGGGATGTTGTATTTCCCTTTGAACGCAAAGGAAAGCACAGCCATCTGTCCGGCGGTCATCTTGATCTGCACGTTCCCACGTGCGCCGGTGATCTTATGAAGGCGTGAGGATGAAGCGCTCACGTGTTCATAAACGTAGAACGTGACCGACTTGATGCTGTCAGACGTCGGTTTATAGACCACGCTCGACCCGACGGATGCGGTTTCCGCATACCCGCACGCTTCCAGAAGATCGCCAAGACGACCCGCTGTGCCGGCAGTTCCCGATCCTTTCAAGTCCATTTCAAACGTGATTTCGGCGTGATGCTGTCCCATAATCGGGGACACGGGGGAAATGCTCCCACGAACATAATCCCGTTCCAGAAGATCGCCGGTGTAGTTCACCTTCACGTTCCGTGCTTCGATGGCGTTCTCCGCAACCGTCGGCGTCGGATCGTTCCCGTAAGTGCCTTCCTCTTTTGCAAGTAATGTTTTGTTCCTCAAAAGCATTGTCATTTTCTTCTTTCTCCTTTGTTAAGTTCTTACCGCTTCCGTTTGTTCGATTAGGATTTCCACGTTCAACGCCAGCACACGCACGGGGAAATCCACCGTCGAAAAGCTGTCATCCAGTATGTAGGTATGAATCGCTTTCCCGCCCAGCGTCCTATCCGTGTCGATCGCCTTTTTCAGATCGTTCAAGTAATCAAGCGCCCCTTTTGTCGTGGCGTCGCCTACGATCTGTTTGTCCTTGTCGGTGACGGTGATCACCATATACACCACGCACCGCATCCGGATTCGCTGTTCGCCGTAGGCGTCATCCGATTCCGAACTGCCCGTGTAATCTGTGATCACGGTCGGGTATTGCGTGATGCTTGATGCTTCCCGTTGCCCTTCAAGGAACTGTTTGACGTAACCGGCAAGCGTTGTGTCCGCTTGCAGTCTTGTCTTTAATGCTCTGAATGCGTCCGCCGGCTTTGCCATTAGTTTCTGCTCCCTATGAATTTTTCAATCGTCCGTGACAAGGACGGTGCGACCTTTGTCGCCAGCACTTCCGACCCGATGGTCATATACCGGCGTGCTGGGATCGTGACCGACTTCTTCAGCCAAAACATCGGCTGGATGCTTTTGTCCGACTTCCGCAGTTTCCGGAAGATGATGCCTTTTGCGATGAACGTCGTGTCCGGATACTGCTGGAACATCCGGCGTGCTGACATCTTCGTGACCCCCGCCGGTGTCTGGTTATAGGGAAACGGGATCGTTAAATATTTTCCTTTCTTCGGGCGGATCACTCCTCCGGTTTCGTGGATTTCCGCATACGGAAGTCGTCCCTGTCCGCTGTATCTTGTCTCGCCCTGTTGCGCCCATCCGCCGTGCCGGACGCCCGACCCGATCCGCAAAACCACGGTCTTATTTTCCATCCCGACCCGTGAACTAAAACTGTTCGCAAGCATTCCGGTGCGCTTATGAAGCACTTGTCCGGCAAGGATGTCGGTGCGCATAATCTTTTCCCCTTCGATTCCGAAGTCCTTCATCCACTTGTAAGTGACGCTATCCCGATCAAGCGGGGACAGCTTCTTCAGCTTGTCCCGAATCCCTTCGATCTGTCGCTTGTCCATCCGGATTTCGATCATCGTGGCATCCTGTAGCTTTCCATTATCGCTTTCGCCTGTTTCCGCAAATTAGCCGGCTTATACGTTAGCGATTCACCTTCAAAGGCGTTGACCCCGCCTTTCAGTTCCAAGTAGTCGGCGATCACTAGGTTTGCGATCGCAAGTTTCAAGTCCTCCGGCACGGTCAACGTGGTGTAGCCGGCGGTGTAGGTCACCTTCACGTTATTGATCCCTTTAGCGAAATATCCCGCCTTTAAGAAGATGATCCCCTTGTCCGCAAGATAGGAATAATCCGTCGCATCGATCAGCGTGTCCGCCCCGTAGACCAGATCGGTGTCGTCGTAGATCGAAGCGATCGCCGTGATCGGGTGATGATCCATAAAAATAATGTGGGACTTGTCACCGCTTTTGTATTCCGTGCGGGCGACGGATTCAAATTCTTCAAACTCCACGCTTCGTGCGCCAAGAAGCGATGTCATCAGCGTGTCATCCGTGGTCGTGGTGATCCCAAGAAGGGACTTTACGTAACTAATCGTGATCAGCATCTTTTTCGATCTCCTTTAAGATTTCAGCCATTCGTTGCCCCGAAAGTTCCCACGTGAATTTTTTGTGGATGCGCTCGGACGCTCTGCGCCCCTTTTGTAGCGCTTTCGGATATTCTCTTGCGACACGAAGCATCTGTTCGATGAAGTCCTGTGTGTCCGGAATGTGCGCTTTAGTGTCCAGCCCTTCGTATTCGTCAAGGTGCAATTCTTCCAGCGAATACTTCACCGGATACCCGACCACTTCGTCAAAGAAGTCCGCTTGCCCCGTGGCGCTCAATGAAATCGCCGGACAGCCGGTCGCCATCGCTTCGCAAAGCGTCAAGCCCCAACCTTCCCCCCAAGACGGAAGCAGAAAACAGTTTGCGCTGTTGTAAAGATCAGTAAGGTCAGACGCCGGCAGATTTCGGGTGTCGAAGATCACGTTCTTGTTCTTGCCCATCAGCGTCACCCGATCGCACAGGATCGGCTTCGGAAGGCGTGACCACATCTTCACAAGCGACACCATCCGTTTCTTTCCCAGCTTCGTGTCGAACATAATGTCCGGAAGATGACGCAAGGTCTGTTTCAGCGTTCCCCACCAAGTGATCTTTGGCATCGTGGTCTTGATATAAAGTTCGATATTGGGGAACATATCGCACAACTGCACCGCTTGAAGCACCGACTGATAACCTTTTCGTGGGTTCGACGCTCCGCACCACAGATACCGGAACTTTTTCGTGCCATCCAGCCGGCGCTGGTGGAACGGGAAGTCCTTCGGGTTCACGCCTTCACGGCACACGAAGATCGGGACTTTCGTATACTTCTTAAAAATGTCCCGCACGTAAGACGACGGCACGATCAAGTAGTCCGCATCGTTGATCGCACGGATGTAGGACTTCGGCAAATCTTCAAACTCCCACATCGAAAACAGGACGTTGATCTTTCCTTCGATCGGCGTGAACTTGTCGGCGGACGTGATCTGCACGGCGATCTTCGCTTCGTCGTCGTATTCGATCCCGTGCTTCTTCGTGTGTTCAAACATCATCCTGTTATGGAAGGAATACCCATACCCGTTCCCCGCCACGGTGTAAGGCTTCGTGATCCAGCAGACCTTTGTTATTTGTGGATCACTCCCTTCCGCACTTCTTTCATCTGGACACCGCACCGCCGGCACACGTGCTTTTCTGCCGGTCTTGCGATCATCACGCTTCTGCAAACGGGGCATTGATATTGTCCTTTAACTTTGATCACGGTTTTTTCTTCCACGGGGTGATGTCCATCGTGGCGTCTTTCAGCAATTCTTCCCCGACTTCCACGACCCGCAGTTCTTTGCAATCCTGTTCCGCCGTCCACGTCGGCGCATAATGCTGACTGCGCACCCATTCCTGTTCGTTCTCGACGTTCGTTTTATCCATCGTCTTTTGAATCTGGTTCGCACCATACACGCCGATGTTTTGGCATCGGGACATCATCGGGACAAGCTGTTTGCGCCCGTGAAGCACCCGAATGTTATGGATCAGACCGGCTTGAAGCGGGTGACGGGGAAGGAACTTTTCATACTGCCAGCATCCCCAATCCGTCCGGCGCAAAGGCGCTTCAAACTGCGCTTTTAAATAGGCGCTGTTGTCCTTAAAATAAGTGTTATTGATGTGTGGCTGGATCAGATCGTAATCTGACCGGTCAAACGACACGCCCCACGGGAAATACCAATCGCAAGCCCACACGTGATCGGTCGGATGCTGTCCTTTAAGGATCGAATAGCCGGACACCGTGAACATCGACTTGTCCTTCAGCTTCATCGCTTCCTTGACGAACTTGATGAAGTCTTTCGACACCAAGACGTCGCATTCCACGATCGTCACGATCTGTGCGTTCCGGACTTCAAACGCTTCCTGTATAGCGGTAAGAATGTTCTTGGAAATGCCATAGATCGCATTCCGTTTGATATGTCCTTCAATGTGAAAGGGATCGCTGTCGAACTTCTCGCATCCGTCTTGATACAGAAACCAATGAACATCATCGGTCAGCGCTCGTTCAAGGTGTTCCATTGACAGCTTCAGCATCTTCGGACGATTGAACCCAATGGAAAGGATTTCGTGCCGGATCATCGCAAGACCCCTTCCGACACCGCCTTCAAGATCGAATCCCGAAGCGTGTAATGATTCCCGTGCTTCTCAAGCCCGACCCCGCCGTCGTCAAGTTCTTGGAAGTCCAGCGGGATCGTCCGGTTCATATTGCCGGCAAGCACGTTCGCCACCGACATCGGAATATCTTCGTGGTTCTTGCAAGCGTCCTTCAGTTCCGTGTGCTTATAGATCAGCCCCAGCCCTTGCAGAAGCAGTTCACGGCGCATCGCCGATACCCGCCCCAAGATGAAGTGGCATTCACCGTCAAGGACGTGCGTCTTTTCACGATACGGCACGCCCTTCTTGAAGTCCCCGCCGATCATCCCGACCACGGAATCCGGATGCTTTTTCACGGCATCCACAAGATTCCCGAATGCGTGATCGCTTAACAGCAGATCGTCATCTTGAAACACGACGATGTCCGCAAAGCAGACCGTGGCGATCCCATAGCGCACGCTTGACCCGAAGTTCCGTGAAGCATTGATCACGGTGATGTTCTTGGCGATATCTTGATAACGAAGGGAATAGTCGGAGTTATTATTAAAAACGATAATTTCGTCCGGACGCACCTTCCACATCTGCGATTGACGCAGAGTGTGTTCCACGTTTCGGATTCGCTTTTCGTGGTAGTGTGGTATTACAAGTGCCGTTTTCATTCCCATCGCCTTTGTCCGGTCATCGTTCTGACACCACGATGTCGCCGGTCTTTGGATTTCAGTCGCATTTTTTTAAGGTGCTGGGGTTTTCAAGCGAACCCCAGCGAAAACGCTACCCACCACAGGTGACTAGGAGTTAGTGATTACACGTACAAACGCATTCGGCTGTGCAACCGCTAAACCCCAGCGGGTGATCATCCGGAACATCGTTTCATCGTAGTCGAACCGGCTGTACGGGTTCGCTTCGATCGCCATCGCACCGTTCCTTCTGCCGATGTAGAAGTAATTGAAATTACCGAACACAGCCATCAGCTTCGATGCGCCATCGGTATTCGCAATTTTCTCCGTCATCGCCAGCGGGTATTCGTAAATGGTCGAAGGCGCTTGCGCACCGGCATACTGGAACAAAGGAATGCCGTCCGTGGACTTCAAGCTACGGATGTAGTGCTGTGCAAGACGACCGACAAGCCACCGGCTTCCGCCGACGTAACCCTGTTCGATCTTGCTGATCGCAAGGGACAGATCGCCCGATGTGACCGTGGACATTGACGCACCGGAAGTAATCACGGAATAACCGGCTTTCGCCCCGCCGATACCGCTGACAGGATTGCCCGTTCCGTTGATCATCTGGTTATCAAGTTCCAAGCCCATCGAATAGGAGAACTGCTCCGTGAGGATCGAAACGACGTCAATGGCGGAATCCGCCAAGAGTTCGTTTGTCGCCCCGCTGTAAGCGGTCAGCTTTTTCGCTTCCAGCTTGACTTGGCTGAAAGTGGGATCAGCTTGTGCAAGCTGGGCGCTTTCCGCTTTCCACGCAACCGTGGGAAGGGTAAGTTCAGCCGGCAGATACAACGTGTCGCTGTTCATCCCGAACACCTTCGCAAACTGCAAGGCGTAGGAACGATTGCGGGCAAGCTGGATCAAGTCCCATTGAAATTCATCGGGGACAAGGTATCCGCCTTGCGCATTCGTGGTTTCGTTCGTCGTGGCTTTGGAAACGACGTCGATCATAAACTTGCAAAACTGATCGATCTTTTCCTCATTCCCGAACGCTTCAAAACCGACGTTCTTCCCAAGAAGGTTACGGACTGATCCGAACTGCTTGGAAAGTTTCCGCCCCTTATACTCGGACGGGATCGTGTTCACGAACGGGGCGGACATCTTGCTCAAGGGCAACGCCTCGATCTTGGAAACACGTTCACCTAAAGTCTTGATCTCGGTGGCAACCGGCTCAAGACCTTTGGCGATGGATTCCTGTAGTTCTTTAGCTTCCATCTTCTTAATTCTCCTTTTTCAGCATCTTCGATGCTGTTTGTTTGATGGCATCTTCTAAAGCACTCCCCGAAAGCGTAGGTGTGGGATCGGTTTTGCCGTCCCCCTCGCTAAAGAGTTTTTCAGAATAATGCTTTGGTTCATCACCCGATGGGGTGACAACTGTTTCCGCCGGCACTTCCGGCGTGACCGGTGCTGGCGTTTCCGCCGGCACTTCCGGCGTCGGTTCTTCTTTCAACGGCGGGACGGAATCGATCTTCGGCATCAGCGGATCACCTTCCAACTGCTTGAAGGATTTCAGCGCCAGTTCGCACAGCCCAGCGCTTTCCACGGACATCTGAAGCGCTTGCCGGTTACTTGGCACAACGACTTGGCTGATCTCAAGAAGTTCCACATCCGTGAACTTGCGACCGGTGATGAACTCCGATTCGCCGTCCTTCTGCTTGATGTATTCGAATTCGTGACCGATGAACCCGATGGAAAAGGATGCGATCCCTTTCTGCGCCAAGACCCACGCCCAATCAGCTTCTTGATTTCCCATTCCGGCGTAATACTTGAATGTCGCTTCCAGCCCGCTGTCGGTCACTTTCACTTTGACCGCCTCGCCGATCTGTTTCAGAAGATCGCCGTAGTTATGGCTGGACAGAAGCACGGGGTGTTGTTTGTAGGTCTTGATCCGCTTTTCAAACGCTTTGGGTGTGACGATGTCCCCGTCACGATCCACGTTCTTCGTGCTGACCACCGCTTCCACGGTCATCGAATCGGAATCAACGCTCTTGATCTCCGTCTTGTAAAACTTGATGATTTTCTTTTCGCTCACTTCTCCAGTTCCTTTCTTCGCTTGATTTCATTCTGCAAAATATCTAATTGCGACGTTATGTCGGGCGTGTTCGGGTAGTTTTCCTTTTCCGCCAGTTCAAAGAACTTCTTTTGAAGCGTATCGATAACGATGTTCACTTAACGCCTTTCGATGTCTTCTTCTTGGCAATCGCCAAGCTGTGTCTCAATAATAAAAACTTCAAAGGGTGTGTCGTTCTGTAATCGATGCCATTCCATCGGTGCGATCTCCCGTGTTTCGCAGAACCTTTGCCCGCTAACATATGTCCACACTTCCTTCCGCTTGAAGTGTCGCTGTTCCGCAGACTTCCCGAACGGTTTCACCACAAGCAACTTCGTTTTGTATCCCTTACCGGTCTGTAGGACTTTGTAGTAACCCCAAGACCGTTGCACGATCTCAATTCCTTCCAAGTCCACATCACCACGTTATCGAGCTTGGCCGAGACTCTACCTCCCCAATAAAACCCGGCGCACAAGTACGCGAGGAGCGTTACCGTCAATCCTATGAGGCTGATCGTTACGCCGTCCATCATTTTGTCCTTCTCTCAGGGCCGTCGTAGCTCATAGTTCTGTCACAGCCTCCATAAGAGCAACGAACGCCTGTGGATGTGATGCTGGCGGCTTCGCTTTGTTACGAACAGCCCTAGAAAGCCTGTAATCACTCCACACGCTTGCCAGTCCATTATTCCACCGTAGGTTGTTTGTATCTTTCAGCGATCTTGATAATGAGTGCCATAATTCCTCCTTATGAATCCGTGTATCCTGTGTATAGGCCGTTCTTGAAATGAAGCGTTCGTGTCGTTGTTCCGTCAGGGGCAAGCGTGGCCACATCTGCTGTAGCCCCTGCCGTTCCGTCTGAAGCATTGTAGCCGTCTGTTTGGAGAGTCCCTAGAACGTCGAGAATGCCGGACCCAACCTCTTTCGGATTGATGACCATGTTGGTGCCGTCGTAGGAAATGGACGCATCATCCCCGGAGCCAAAGTAAAGCTTTCTGTTGTCCCCCGTCAATTTGACATCAGCCAAAAATCTATGGGCCGTCGTCGCTCCATAGTCCATGTACCCATCAGCAAGAGAATCAATGTACTCGTTGCCATCCGTTTGGGTGAATACAACCTTATCCGCTGTCCAAAGTTTCCCAGTTGAATCTAATTTTAAAAGCGAAGTGCCTGACGGGTTCTTTACGTCAATGTAATCACCAGAAGCGGTACCAAACTTTTTGATAAGAAGATTTGTTCTGGACCCGCTATTATTGGATGTAAATACACTTAGTCTGCCCGTGTAATCTCCGCCAGTACCAATGCTATTAGAATATCCAACTCCAACATTAGTGGTATCAGTTCCCATGATAGTTAGAAGACGATTAGCACCATTACCGCTTACGGCATCCAAACATGCGTAGCCAGTGCCGCCAGTTAGAAATCTGAATACTCCGCGAGAAGAAGAACCGACTGCGTCTGTCGCTCCGATAACTGTCTGTCTGTTTCCTAACGTGTTATAATTCATGTAGATACAAATGCCCTCGGTGCTTGTTGGGCTTGCTGAATCGTACCCATAGCCAGTGATAGATATCCCTTTGAGTCCTTTTGATTTTTGGTGGATATTCAGCATTGAGTAAGGGGCAGTTGTTCCTATGCCGAGCTTTCCTTGGCTCGTTAAAACAAGTTTGTCCGTCCCGACCGCAAGAGTTCCATCGAGCGTTGTGTTGCCACCGACATCGAGATTTCCTGTGAAAATGCCGTCAGTAGCGGATATGTCGTAAGAGCCAAGAGACACATCCCCCGTGGCCCCGGAGTATGGGACGTAGGTACTCGCCGCCGTGGAGGAGGTGAGGTAGGACGAGAGGTCCCCGGGAACCAAATAATCCGTGCTGGCCGTTGCCGTAGTAACCGTCGCGCCATTCCCTTTCAAAAGCCCCGTCATATCCGTCGCCGTCGTAGACCCTACTAGGTTTGGTCCTGCTTCTCCCTGGGGGCCTTGAGGACCGGGTGCTCCTGGTTGTCCGTCTGCTCCTGCGGGTCCCTGCGGTCCTTGTGGACCAGGTGCGCCGTCCTTCCCTGCGGGGCCTTGTTCACCCTGCGGCCCTTGCGGTCCTTCGACGCCGAGCTGATCGATCGTTGCGAGGGCCTTCTGGACGTCCGTGTCTGAGCTTGAGAGATTCTTCGTAAAGGCAGAGGCATTCGTCGTGATGTCTTTGGCCGGGGTCTTGGTCGCCGCAAACACGGGATCGCAGGAGGAAAAAGAACACGCGATGAATGATGCGAGCGATAAAACTCTAAACAGATTCCGCATAATTCCCCGAGACCTTGTCCCCGGCGTCCACACCCCCGAGAATCGTAATCGTTTTACCGACCACGGTGAAATCGTCCGTCAGGTCCTGATGGATGCCGTTGATGAATAGATTGATGGAGTTTTTGTCCGGCGTGGACGGCATCTCGAAGTCCTCTTGCCCTTCTGATGCGATAAATTTGAACGTCTTGAAGGAGCTCTGGACGAGGACGTCGCCTTTGCTCTCAAGGCTTACCGTCTGACGCGGCTCCTGGATCACGACCACGCCAGAGCAGTCGGCGATCCTCAGTTCCGAGGCTTTCTCGATGATCGTGATGCATTCCATCTTTATGCCTCCGCTTAACGGGTTGCGTCTTGCTCAAATGTGACAGGCCCGGCCAGTTTCCTGAAAATCGCACCAGTCCCGTTGATGAGGTGCAGGGAATAAACGCCTTCCGCCGGATACTCAAACCCCGCCGAATCGGCCGCCGGAATGTGGATCAACACCACGCCTGTCCCGGCCGTGATCTGTATCCCGCCATTCTCAGTCGTGAGCTCCGCGATCACCTCGTCGCTTTCCAAAGTCCTTCGGATATGCATCTTCCCCGTGTACCCCGTAAGATCACGAGGCGTCACCTTGTCGGAAAGAAGGAGCGTCAGCGTCAGATAAAAATCAACGCCCTGAATGACCGTGATCGGATATTGTATCTGCCCCATGATTTACACCGTTGGCGGGTTATCAAGGTCGATGTTCTGTTCCTTGAGAATGCCGTTCAGTTTGTTGTAATCGGAACGCGTGATCTTTCCGTTCGTCACAAACTTCTCGCCCATCTGTTTCAGTCCGACGTATGTCACCCCGC